CCGCAAGGCGGTGATGGCCGCGACCTATAACGGGACCGCGCTCTCGAAGACCCCGCAGATCGACGACGAGCTGCGCGGAGAGGGCGACGCGGTTCGGATCGTCTCGGTCCAGACGATCAAGAGCGGATCCTCGATCCTCGCCTATATCTGCCAAGCGAGGGAATGATGGCGAACGGACAGATCCTCCGGCAGATCACGGTCGACCTCGACAAGATCGCAGAGAAGGCGGGCGTGACCGTCGCGCAGGCTCGCAACGAATACCTAAACCGGCTCTCGCTTGAGGTCGTGCGGGGCACGCCGGTGAAGACCGGGAGGCTCAGGGCGTCGTGGTTTCTCTCCCCGACGCTCACCGGGTCTCCCGGCGCTTCCGCAGGCGAGGTCACCGCAGGCGCGCCGGGCGCGACGCTCGCGCGCCTCTCCGGGCAGTCTGGCGCGCTTGCGAACCTCGACGGCTCGATCTACCTCCTGAACGGCGCGAACTACGCGATCTTCGTCGAGGCGCGCACGCAGTTCCTCCGCAAGGTGCTCGCGCGCTCGAGGGCGATCGCGGCCGACGTCGTGACCGAGATTAAGAACATCAAGGCGACGGGGATCCCATGACAGTGATGCAGGACATCCGCGCGGCGCTCGAGCAACAGATCGCCAACGTCTCGGGGATCCCGTCCTCGAGCAACCGCGCGTGGGAGAACGTCCGGTTCACCCCGACGACCAACACCGCTTGGGTCCGCATGGCGCTCGTCCCCGTGACGAGCCGCCCGGCCGTGCGCGGGCCGAACCCCCAGATCCGGCACGACGGGAGCTTCCTCGTGACCGCGCATCTCCCGGAGGGCGCAGGACCGGCCGCAGCCGACGCGCTGGCGGACGCGATCCGCGCCGCCTTCACAGTCGATACCGGGCTGACATCCGGCGCGGTGACCGTGCGGTTCAATTACTCCGAGCGCGGGATCGCCGTGCTCGATACGCCGTGGTATATCGTCACGGTCTCGATCTCGTGGTATACCTACACCAGCTCATAAAAGGAGGGCTCAGAAATGCCTTTTGCCCAGAACTCCAGAACGCAGCTCGCCTATGTGGCCGAGAGCACCTACGGCACCACTCCCAGCACCCCTGCGATGGCAGCGGTGCCCTTCAACACGCACTCGATCGACCTCAGCAAGACCCGCGTTCAGTCGGCAGAGATCACGCCGGACCGTATGCCGCGCGTCGACCGCCACGGGCAGCGCACCGTCTCCGGCGACATCGCCGTCGAGATGCGCCCGGCCGATTACGATTGGCTCCTCGAGGGCGCGCTCTTCGGTGCTTTCGCGACCAACGTCCTCAACACCGGAACGACCGTTAAGTCGTTCACGATCGAGGACGGCGCGCTGGATATCACGCAGTATCGCGCCTTCACGGGCTGCATGGTCAACACGATGCAGATGTCGATCGCGCCGAACCAGATGACGACCGCGACCTTCGGGATCATCGGCAAGAACTTGACCCAAGGCACCAGCCCGCTCGACGCGAGCTTGACCGCAGCCTCCGGGAACGAGCCCTTCGACAGCTTCTCGGGCACGATCACCGAGGGCGGATCCGCGCTCGCCTACGTCAACTCGATCGACTTCACGCTCAACAACAACCTGAACCCGACCTTCGCGCTCGGCGCGGTCTCGACGCCGCAGATGGAGTTCGGGATGTCGACCCTCGAGGGGACGATGACCGTCTTCTATCAGGACGCGGCGCTCATTACCAAGTTCCTGAACGAGACCGAGAGCTCGCTCTCGATCGTCCTCGACGACCGCGTGGCCGGGCTGAATTACACGCTCCTCATGCCTCGGATCAAGATCAACGGCGCGGCCGTCCCGGTCGGGGGCGCGGGCTCGCGCCTTATGACGGTCCCGTTCGTCGCGCTGCGCGACAGCTCGACCGGCACGCAGCTCAGGATTACCAGAACCGTCTGATTATAGGGAACGCATGGACCTCTACGACCTCACCTTCCGCGACACCTACACCTATCAGATCTTGCACCCCATCACGAAGGAACCCGTCCCGAACGCGGACGGGTCTCCTCAGTGGGTCGAGATCTATGGGGCGGACACCAAGCAGTATCGGAACGCGCTCGCCGAGGTGGCACGCCTCGGGCTCGAGGATCCGACCGAGAAGCTGATCGCGTTCCTCGGCCGGATCACGGCGCGCTGGGCGATCACCGCCGGGGGCGAGCGCCCGGACGTGAAAGACGCCGCCGAGATCTACCCCAAGTTCCCGGCGTGGCTTCGCGACGACATCTTCTCGGCCGCATCGACCCGCGCAAATTTTTTCGGCGAGACCTCGGCGAGCTTCTAAAGCACGCCGAGGGCGTCTTCCGGCTCTCGCAGAAGGACAAGGACGGGATCTCGCTGCGGAAGCACTACGAGCACGTCGAGAAGACGACCGGGATCCGGCCGCACGAGCTCGACGTCCCGCCCTTGCCCGAGACGACCAGCGAGTTCTGGGCGACGTTCATGCGCCTGCACCTCTCGCGGCAGGCCGACGCGCCGATAGCCTTTTCCGAGGTCTTGGCGTATAGTCGCCTCACCGGGCGGATCTTTACGCCGCACGAGGTCGACGCGATCTCGGAACTCGATGCTCTGTGGCACCAAGAGAGGGCGAAGAAGTGGCAGACATAGTATCTCTAGGCGTCGAGGTTCAAACCAAGGGCGCAGAGCGCGCCCGGGACAGTCTCGGGCGGTTCGTGAAGGCCACGAAGGACGCGGCAACAGCGGCCGACCAGCTCGAGGATCAGCTCAACAAAACCTCCGGCGCTCAGGACAGGCTCGCAAGCAAAGCCTCTCCGCTTGCGGGGGCGATGGGCCGCGTCGGCGGAGCGTTCAAGAATAACTCTTCGGCGATCCAGAACGCGAGCTTCCAGCTCTCCGACCTTATCGTGCAGATGGAGATGGGCGTCCCCGCTACGAGGGCTCTCGGACAGCAGCTCCCGCAGCTTCTCGGAGGCTTTGGGGGGATCGGCGCGGTCGTCGGCGTCGCGGCTGGCGCGTTTCTATCTTTGCTCCCGACGCTGCTCTCCTCGACCGCAGAGGTCAAGACGCTGCAAGAGACGCTCGACGATCTCTCGGACACGATCGGCTCGATGCGCGATCTATCTCAGGAGATGCAAAGCCTCGACGGTCTGGCGAAAAAATATGGCGAAGTCGACGCGGAGCTAGTCAAGCTCCTCGGGCACATGCGGGACCAGCAGATGCTGGCCGCGCAAGGACAAGCGGCGGACGCCGTCAAAGCGATCGCGGACGAATACAAGGTCGCAAGCTCTGCGGTGAATATCTTTAAGATCACCGGCACCGGAGCGGCTGCGGACGTCGCCGAGGAGCTAGGTCTCACCAAGAACGCTTTTCTCGCGCTGCAAGCCGGGATCCGCGAGGCGGAGGCGGCGACGACGCTCGAGGATCAGGCGACAGCGGTCGCCAAAATCGCCGACGTGCTATCCCGTGCCACCGGAGCGAACGAGGATCTCGTCGCATCCGCAATCCAGACCGCGCTCAAGCTGCGCGAGGCGGCGGCGGCAGGAAAAGAGCTCGAGGACTTGGATATTGCGAGCGGGATCAGCGCGGCAGCATCGAGCGCGGCAGAGCTTGCGTCTAAACTTGGGATCAGCGTAGAGCTTGCCGCGCGCCTCAAGGCGGGAGGATATGAGGGCCCGAAAGGGGTCGTTCTGGATCCTCGAGATCCGAATTATAACCCACTAGCGGCAGAGGCTGAACGCTTGCGTCTTGGCGCGGGTAAAGTCTCGCCGTTCGCCCCCTCGACTGATCGGTCTTCTGGAGGCGGTGCATCGAGCCAACTGCAAGAGGTGGAGCGCCTGTTCGCGAGCACGCGCACCGAGGCCGAGCGGTTCGCCGCCGAGCAGGAAAAGATCGAGACGCTCTACCGCACCGGCGCGATCAGCGGCGAGGTCTACACCCGCGCGATCGAGGATCTGAACGCTAAGTTCGACCCGTTCACGAAGCTGGTCGCAGGCGTGGCGAGCACCGTCGAGAACGAGCTCAACAACGCCTTCGCCTCGGTCCTCAAGGGCACGGCGGATCTGGGCGACGCGCTTCTCAGCTTCGCCTCGAACGTCCTCGCCAAGGTCGCGCAGGATCTCTTCGCGCAACAATTCGCCGGACCGATCGCGGACGGGATCAAGGCGATCTTCTCGGCGAACGGCAACGTCTTCGATCAATCCGGCGTGACCGCCTTCGCGAAGGGCGGCGTCGTCGGTGGGCCGACGATCTTCCCGTTTGCCAACGGGATCGGGCTCATGGGCGAAGCCGGGCCGGAGGCGATCATGCCGCTCTCGCGCGGCGCGGACGGCAAGCTCGGCGTGGTCGCAGCGAACGGCAACAGCGCGCCGAAGGTCACGATCAATAATTACAGCGGGCAGGAGGCGACCGCCTCCTCGGACAGCGCCGGGAACATCGTCGTCGAGATCGGGCGCGCGATCGCGCAGGACATCACCTCCGGCGGGCCGACTTACCGGGCGATCCGGACGACGTTCGGGCTCGGCAACCGCTTGCAGCAAAGGGGCTAAATCATGCCGACATGGCCGGGGACGCTTCCGCAATACTTCGAGCTCGGCGTGCAGGACACGCGGCAGCAAGGCTTCATCCGCTCGCAGACCGAGACCGGACCCTATAAGCAGCGCAAGCGGTTCACCGCGACCTCGCGCTTCTTGTCCGGGACGATGCTCTTCACCGGCACCGAGCGCGCGACGTTCGAGACCT